CGCGGAGGTTGCTCGCTTGGACTTCACCAGCGTCAGTCTTAACAATCTGAGCGACAGACGCGCCAAGCTTGCAAGCTTCCATCTCCAGCTTTTGCAGATCATCGAGATCGTGGAGATCGTTGATAACTGCGGAGACAAACGGAAGACCCCTAAGCTGACCGGGACGATTCGGCTCGTAGATATGGACAACCGAGTCAGAGGGAATGGAGCGAACATCAGTCAGGTTACCCTGAGTCTTTTCCGATCCAATAAAGTAGGAGATGGCTCGTCCAGTTCTTGGATCAAAGCGAATACCATCAAACACAGTCTCATCTGCTTGCATCCCTACCGGAGTAGCAATGGATTGAGCCTCAATAAGCTGCAATCGAGGTTTGCCGGTCTCTCCTTTGGTCAACAACAAGAACGACTCACCATCGTAGAACCAGCCGCGAGCGGCTTGTCCCATCAGAGTTGAGAACGACTGCCGAGAACCGATATCGGGATAACGGCTCCAGACATCAAACCATTTCTTGGCTTTGAGATTCCAAGCGGAATCGCTGGAGGCTGGCTGAACGGAGAAGCTGGAGCCAACGGTGTAGCTTTCAAACAGGTCTCCAAGCCTATTAAGCACAGCGTTGTTTTGCTCGAAAAAGCGAGACTTGCGAACGATGGCTTGACGAGTCGAACTAGTGACATCAAACCGCGCGGAAGTGTAAGACGTATCGAGATACGAACGACGCAAAGACTGACCGGCTCCTTCGTATTTGTTAATGGGAGCGGGAAACAGCTTGTTCGCTATGTTTTGGAGAAAGCCCATTAGCTCATTCGGGTTGTGGCTTCACGGCGGAATTGCGTGAAATCCCCATAATACCGAGTGGTTGAAACCAGAACGGCGGTCAGCATCTTGTTGTAAATCTGGAGATCGGTGGGACTAGCGATCCCATCACCAGAGAGAAGCGTTACAGCGTAATCGTAATCCGTTAGCAGAGACTCCCACATTTGCAGCATCTCAATTGGTGCTGCTGTACCTTTACCGGGTTCAGCAAATTCAACAGAAACGTCAGAGCTAGAAGTACTGCGGACTACATTGCCGCTCTCCATTGAGTTAGCGGAAACAGTAAGCTTTGCCGTCAAAGCTTCAAGCAATGTCAAAGCGGCTTTGCTCGCGTAGGTCGTACGCAAGTAACTCCGCTTAGTTGCTACTGTGTATGTGAACACTTGCGCGGACTATCAACAGACCGCCAAGTTTGTCAACCACTAGAATTTTCCGAGGTACTGGAAGTTAGGTCTCCCCACAACATAACCATCGCAAGCTGCATGATCTCGCAATCGTGCAAATGGTCAGGCCAACGAGTGTTTCTTTTGAACCACAAGTGTTTGATCCTACCGGAGCGGTTAGCCGTCGGCTTGAGAAGATGGCTGTCCAGATGCTTCCAATAGGTATCAGAATCGCTTGCAAACGCTCCTTCAGCGTCGAGTGGAGCAGGGAGGCTACAAACACTCCATTGATGTGTCTCGGTCCCCTTACGGAGCCGCTGGAGTACCTCACGCATATGCTCGGTATCAAAAACCAACAATGGTTGCACAGCGTCAGTACGCATCGAGGTTGACGTTGTAATTCCAAAGGGATGGATTGAGCCGGTCTTGCTGGTAAATCTGGCTCCAGTCTCGCGTCCCTTCATTGGTAGCCAGCCGATTAACATAGGCTTTCGCAGACCTCCCTCTGGTGGATAGCGAAGACCGCAGGGATAGTTTATCGGGCTTGCACTACTCTGAGAAAACTCCGCACAAGCATCATACACCGCTTGCGTGTTATAGCCGGAATCAACACCAACATCCATATCGTGGACGTTGTACTGTAACTGTATCCTGCGGAGTGCGGCAAAGTCGTCAGCGTGACCGGCTCCAACGAGACGAGAGTTGCCTTTGCTCCACTCGCGGCAGACCCACCACAAGAACGGAGCGGCAGCTTGTACGTCAGCCGTAAGATAGCGTCTGGCTTCAGGGATTCCAGCATCAGATACGATCTCGACTCGGTCTTGTTGGGTCTCCTGATTTTCCCACGGTTCCGCCAACATTCCGTTAATGAATCCCTGCAATCCCATCATTGAGCTTTTGGCTTCCAAGAAAGCGACGGCAAGGTTTCCCCAAGTACACTTTCGATCTGGGGAATACAGAGACGATAGGTGGTAAGACCTTACGCTAGGAAGGCTGGCTTTGTTTTCCGAAATCCACTTGCCATGCCGTAACCCTGCGACTTTCTGGCTGTCGCTTATCTTTCCCTGACAGAGTTGGCAAACGTAATGAGCGGTGGTACGGATGCGCTGCCAGTCAGGTCGTCCGTCTTCAAGCTTCTCGTTTTCCCAAGTTACTTGTCGCCACTCCAGTTTGATATGCTCTCGGCAGTATGGGCATGGGATGTAATACCTCCGCTGGTCTCCTCGTAGATATCGCTGCCAGATTCTCCCCTCCGAGGTTGTCGGAGTCGAAGTGAAAAACGCTTTGGAGCTACTGAACGCTTTGAGCCGCTGCTCGGCAAGATCCAGCGCATCAGCTTCCTTTGCGGTCGCATCAGCGAATTTGTCCACCTCATCTGCGACCAAGATTCTGACCGGACGAGACGCTAGATTTGCCGGTGAATTGCTGCCAACAAAAGTCAAAGTGCAGCGGTCGAATTGCTGTTCTAGGTTGGTGATTTGATCTTTGTCCGTAGGAAACCGCGCAATCATTGCCGGTGAGTCTTCCAGCATTGGGAGCCAGCGCGACTTGCTGAAGCTGCGAGCCAGATTCTCAGACGGCATAAGCCACAACGCAGGAGACGGCTCTACGTCAATGGACCAAGCGAGACCAGCCATTAGCGTCGTAGTCTTACTGGTCTGAGATCCCCAACACAACGTGACCTCGGAGACCGCAGGATCTTTCCAAGACTCTAGCGGCTCTCGGCAATATGGTCTGACCGCAGTTGAAAATGGTCCGGGGTGCTCGGTCTGTCGTTGACTTAGAGTCAGATTGCTCTCAGCCCACTCGACGACAGATTGCCGTGGAGTCGGTCGCCATAACTGTCGTCGGAACTCTAGGATTTCAAGCTCTAGGTCTGTCATCAGAATAGTTGGTTCATCTTATATTGCATAGCGGTCGCCATATTAATTAACGCCATGCGATCTTTGATTCCATTAACAAGACGGTCTTCCACCTTATGGTTTGCGGCCCAAGACGCATTGCGGTTGAAGATCTCAACCATCATAACGATGTTGTCATCCAGCAGATGCAGCACTCCGTAAAACGGAAGCTTTGTGCGTCTGGTGACTTCTAGAGCCGCTTGGATCTTAGACCAAGAGATCATCCATTCATTCCCAAATGTGGTCTGTAGCTTGTGGAGACCGTAGCTGCGAGTTTTGACCTCATAGATTCCGGTGATGATTCCTTTAGCCGGATCAAATATGAAGCCATCAATGCGGGACGGCTCTTGGTCTGATATCGACAAGAACTCCAAGCCGGTCTGACGCTCGATTGCTTTTATCGCGATTCGGTTCTGGCGAAGCGATTCGATTCCCGCTGGTTTCTGGCAATTTAAGATTTCCATTAAACCTTTTCTAGAACCGCTTTTTTGCCGGTGAAGTCTTCCCAACGCTTGACGATTACGTCGCAGTATTTGGGATCTAGTTCCATCAGACGGGCTTTGCGACCTGTTTTTTCGCAAGCAATCAAAGTGCTTCCAGATCCACCAAACAGATCTAAAATTATCTGCCCCAATTTGCTGCTGTTGTTGATTGCTCTTTCTGGCAATTCAACTGGCTTTTGGGTTGGATGAAAATCGTTTTTCGATTCCTTCTTTAATTCCCAAACGGTTTTTTCATCAGTTGGACCAAACCATTGCGGTGTCGATCCGTCTTTATACGCGTACATACACGGCTCACAATTTGGTATGTATTGAGACATAAAAGCCCCAAGTCCAGATTTGATTTTATACCATTGAATTATCGCTCTTAGCTTTAAAGGCAGATCTGCAAAAGCTGCAAATGTTTCAACGCTTTTTCCAGAAGCGTACCACACATAGAAAGCTGCGTGATCTTCTGTTACAATGTAGGCTACAGAAAGAGAGCCATTAAAAAGAGCAGTAAGATTTTCTCCTTCTAATGAATCGTTTTTGATTTGAGATCTTTTTTTTGCATTGTGTCCACCTTCATAGGCAACCCCATAAGGCGGATCGGTAAAAACCATATCAGCCTTAGATCCACTCATCATCTTCTGAACTGCATCAATGCTTGTACAGTCTCCGCACATCAGCCGGTGATTCCCAAGAACCCAAATGTCTCCAAGCTTGGTGACTGGCTCAACGGGAGGTTCTGGGATTTCATCTGGATCGGTTTGTC